TTCTCCAGTCTTGAAAGAGGCATCCTATTCTTCTCTAATTACAGATTCTGTCTAAGTTTATTTATTCAATGAATTATACCAGAATGACAGAACGAATCTTTCCGCACTCTCAACCTTATTTACATAGTGAAGATAATGTGAATTTGAAAAGATTATGAGTTTTCCTGGCTCTGGTTTGACTTCAAAATTTTCAAAACAAGTGTGACCACCAGAGAAATTATTATTTAGATATAACATTGCAGCAAACATATCTGGATTATGTACATTGTTATCATCTACATGTGGTTTCATGAATGTGCCTATTGGCCATCTCACCACTCCTACATAATCTAAATTAGCATCTGAGTCAAAATTTTTACAAATACTATTTACCCTAGTTACAACTTCATCATCTAGAGAGGGAGTAGTAGGGTCAACATCTCCACCATAGTATGCAGCTCCATGATTTTTCCATTCAACAGTTGTTAGATAAGTATCTCCACCTCTGGTTTCATCACCATAAGGCATTTCTTTTCCTTTGTTTGAGAGAGATAGATCAATAAATCTTTGACATTCATCAGGAGAAATAAAGTTCTCCTCAACATAAATTAATTTTTTCAAGATGTGAATGTATTTGGTGGGCCAGCAAATCGAGGATCATTATAAGTTTTTTTATCCTCATCAACTTTATTTGGATCAAAGTTTGGATCTGGATAATCTTCCCAAGTATCACCCTCATACTCAACTATCAAAGGATTGATATCTTTTCTCTCACCATACACATGATAAAAACAATCAATAGTCGATAGGTCAGTAATCAAATCAGTATTAGTTGAATCCTCTGCGATAACAATAAATTCATTATTAAACTCTTGAATCACAAGATTTTGATTTGATCCAATTGGTTGCAATTGAACAGTGATACTATCTTCATGAACTAGGTCTTTCCAATAGTCAGGTAATTGAATTACATTTG